GTTTAGAACTTGAGCGACAGACTGCTTTGTTAAAAACAGAATGTGATAAGAGAGTAGAACTCGATAAGATCTCTGCTGATGCAGAACGAGATAAGCTGCTTGTACAGCTATCCTCCAAACAAGAACAGATTGATGTCCTAAATAAGAAGCTATCCAAGATAGAACGCACCGACATTCCAGCCTTGATTGTAGCTGGTGTCTTAGGCGGTATCATCGTTGGTGGTGGTACAGCTATCGGTATTAACATGGCTGTGAATAAACAACAATGAGTAATCAACCAAAGTTAGATTGGAATGAGATAGCTCGTTACGAACAAGCAATAGGAAAGAAGTACGGTCAAGAGGCTGTAGATAACCTTCGTGCCTATTGGAACGACGAGAAAGAAGAAGTTTATCTAGAACAGCTAAAACTCCTCAAAGAGAAAGATCAGTATACTTGGGACAAAGAGCGAAAAGTCTTTGCTGACGGGTTTTTTATAACCGAAAAACTACTTACTAGAGAAAGTTCTTTTATCCCTTGCCCAATCTGTAGTAAAGCAGAGAATAATGCCAAAGACGACTTCTGTATTAAGAAGTACGATTGTTGTTACACTTGCTATGTACAGTGGGTAGAAGATAGAGAAGAAAGATGGAAATCTGGGTGGAGGCCCAATAAAAATGGCAACAATACTTGAAGTAGTACAAACAATCTCGCAAATCGTCGCTGAGCAAGGTTACGATGGTGCCAGAAATAAGAAAGGCGAACCAGTCAAGATTGGCCTCAGACGCGAAGAAGGTAACCCCTTACTCGACAAAAGAGTTATGGATGGTTTCGGCGTACAGTTTCACGGTGATCAACTGATCATCAAATACCACTCTGAGATCTTACTAAAAGAGATCTATAATGGTAATCTGGAATCTGAGATCGAGCAGAGAATCCAAGACATTGCCAACTTCATCAAGAAAGAATACAGCGGATACTCAAAGGCTAAAGGTTCTCTAACCCTGACACCACTTGACGAAGTAAAGGTCCGCGCAGAAAACACTTCTAGTATTCGCTATTGGGTTACAGCACACAGAGCCTACAAGATTGGTGGGGCACAAGGCACCGATCCAGTAAAGGGCGAGAGCAAAGATTCAGTCGATGCAAAGTTCCGCTCCTTCTTAGAACAAGGAGGCTTAGGGACTCGTCCGAAGAATGATACAAGACGAGACTCATGAGCCAAGTTCTTACAAAGCAGGAAACACTAAAAGAAATAGTCAAATCCGGTAAAGATGCGGTCTATTTCATAAACAGCTATTGTAAGATCTCACATCCCCAAAAAGGTCTTATCCCATTCAGCCTCTACGATTTTCAGAAAGAGGCTATTCAAGACTTCACTGATTATCGATTCAACATTGTACTAAAAGCCAGACAGTTAGGTTTCTCGACGGTTACCGCAGCCTACATTGCTTGGCTTTTATTATTTCATAGAGATAAAAACGTTCTAGTAGTTGCTACCAAGTTTACTGTTGCTGCTAACTTGGTCAAGAAAGTAAAGAACATCATGCAGAATCTTCCCAAGTGGTTGAGGATTTCTGACATCAAAGCTGACAACAGAAGCTCATTCGAACTCACGAATGGCTCTCAAGTAAAGGCTTCTTCTACGTCTGGCGATGCCGGTCGTTCAGAAGCTTTGTCATTGCTTGTCATTGACGAGGCTGCATTCGTTGAGGGTCTAGACGAGCTATGGACCGGTCTATACCCTACCTTGTCAACTGGTGGTCGTTGCATCGCCTTGTCAAGCCCCAACGGTGTTGGAAACTGGTTTCACAAGACCTATTCCGAAGCCGAGATAGGAAAGAATGATTTCCATCCAATCAATCTACCTTGGAATGTACACCCAGATAGAGATCAATCTTGGTTCGAAAAAGAAACAAGAAACATGTCTGCTAGACAGATTGCTCAGGAGTTAGAATGCTCATTCAACTCTTCGGGCGAAACTGTTATTCCATCTGAACAACTAGCTAGGATTGATTCTGAAATCCGTGAGCCAGTATACCGTACAGGCTTTGACAGAAACCTATGGATGTGGGAACAGTACGATTCTACTGCCACTTATCTACTGGTGGCAGACGTTGCTCGCGGTGACGGTGCCGACAACTCAGTATTCCACTTAACAAAACTAGAAACTATGGAAGTTATTGGTGAGTACCAAGGAAAACCAACTCTCGGAGATTTTGCTTATCTCCTATACAATACGGGTAGAGAGTTTGGCAACTGTTTATTAGTTGTAGAAAATAACTCTTTAGGCATTTCTGTACTTGAAAAGCTAAAGGAAATGGGTTATCCTAACATATACTACTCTGCTAAAGGAACACATGATTTTGTTGACTCCAGCGAAACGTTTGATTCAGATAGAGTAATAGCAGGATTTACTACCTCGTCTAAGACAAGACCTTTGATTGTAGCCAAACTAGAAGAGTTCATTAGAAACAAATCTATCAAGACATATTCTTCTAGATTGGCTGCTGAGTTCAAAACATTCATCTGGAATGATAATCGTGCCCAAGCGATGAGATCATACCACGACGATCTAGTTATGTCATTAGCGATTAGCTGTTGGGTCAAAGATACAGCACTAACAGTAAATCAAAGAGAAATAGAGTATAAAAAAGCAATCGTAGATTCTATGTATTCCGCAAATAGCGTCTTTGTTACTTCCATCCCCGGTATGAGGGGACATAACATAAATGGATTCAAACAAAGTACTTGGGATAGAGCGTTGGAGCAGAGAAACTTCAGTTGGTTACTAAAGGGATAGAAAATGGCAAAGCAAGATAAAAACCCAAGAGATCCGGGATCAGAACTATTTCAGAGATTAACAAGATTATTCTCTGGTCCTCTCGTAAACTATCGTACACAATCGACTAGAAGATTGCGTCGTTCTTTGATGGACAAGTACGCATAGCAGTTCCGATCAGCTTCGGGACAGCAGTTCAAGCGTTCACAACTATACGCATTCTCAAACATGCAGAATGCTATTATGATCAACCATAACCGCTCAGAGCGTTATGTCGATTTCGATCAAATGGAATACACACCTGAGATTGCATCTGCACTTGACATTTATGCAGATGAAATGACAACACATTCGGCATTGCAACCAATGCTTAACATAAAGTGCCGCAACGAAGAAATCAAAGGGGTTTTACAATCTCTCTACCACAATGTGCTAAATGCCAACTTCAATCTTTTTGGTTGGTGTCGTACAATGTGCAAGTATGGTGATTTCTTCCTATACCTCGATATCGATGATCACCAAGGTATCACAAGCGCAATCGGTCTGCCTCCACAAGAAGTAGAAAGACTAGAAGGCGAAGACAAAACAAATCCAAACTATGTTCAGTTCCAATGGAACTCTGCTGGTATGACATTCGAAAACTGGCAGGTCGCTCACTTCCGCATTCTTGGAAATGACAAGTACGCTCCTTATGGTACATCAGTCCTAGAAGCTGCTCGTCGTATTTGGCGTCAGCTAACACTTCTAGAAGATGCTATGATGGCTTACCGCATCGTTCGCGCTCCAGAACGTCGTGTATTCAAGATTGACGTTGGTGGCATTCCTCCAAACGAAGTAGAACAATACGTTCAGAAGGTTATTACCTCGATGAAGCGTAACACTATCTTAGACGATACCACAGGCCGCGTCGATCTTCGTTACAATCCACTTTCGGTAGAAGAGGATTACTACATTCCTGTTCGTGGTGGCTCAGCAACAGAAATCACTTCTTTGGCTGGTGGTACTTTCACTGGTGACATTGATGACGTTAAGTATCTTCGCGACAAGTTGTTCTCTGCCCTCAAGATTCCAGCTTCTTACATCTCAAGAGCAGAAGGAGCAGAAGAAGATAAGACTACTCTAGCTCAAAAAGACATTCGCTTTGCTAGAACAATACAAAGACTACAAAGGATTGTCGTATCAGAACTAGAAAAGATTGGTATTATCCATCTTTATACTATTGGCTACAGAGGGGATGATCTACTCAACTTCTCTCTTAGCCTAAATAATCCATCCAAGATTGCAGAAATGCAAGAACTAGAACACTGGTCAAGCAAGTTTGACGTTGCTAGCAAAGCAACCGAAGGCTACTTCTCAATCAACGCGAGATCTTCTATGATCGCAAGTTCGACGCTCAGATCAATGCTGTAGCTGAGAAGATGCAAGAAGAGGCTGCTGGTCTCGGTGGCGGCGGTGGTCTAGGTGCTGGTCTTGGAGGCGAGCTTGGTGGAGAAGCTGGTGGTGGTCTTGGAGATTTGGGAGCAGAAGCTGGTGCTGAAGCTGGTGCTGAAGCCGCTCCTGAAGCCGCCGCAGAAGCCCCCGCACCTGAAGAAGCTGGTGCCGAAGAACCTCTTCTCGCTGCTCCCGGTGGTGCCCCCGGCGGGGAAGCCCCATTACAGGAAGACGAAGAAGGCTGGTATGTTATGGGTCCAAATGGTCGCAAGCTATATCGCCGTCGTGGTCCAAGTGGAAAAACTTATTACTATGGTCAAAAGCCAGGTGGTAGGAACAAAGGCTCTGTTGCAAGAAAGAAAAACCTCAAATCCGTAGCATTCCCAGAAGCAGCTTTAGGGATCACAGCAAGAACTATGAATCCCGGTAGAAAAGAACTATCTGGTTTAGCTTCTGCTAAAATCTATGAAGGCTCAACAACTACTTATCTAGAAGAAGAAGCTGAAGTCTTCCGAACCCAAAAAGAAGTCAATCGTCTATTAGAATCATTGGAGAAAAAGAAATGAGATTGCGCCACAATAAGAAAAGAAACACCGCTTTTCTTTATGAGTTACTTGTAAAGCAACTTGCTATTGCTTCATTACAACAGAACAAATCAATGATAACCCAACTCAAAGAAGTCTTTTCGGCTTTCTTTAGAGCAGGAAAACCATTAGCAAATGAACTGGCTCTATACAAGAACCTGTACGAGACAAATAGCTTAGATTCATTTACAGCATCAAGGCTAATCCAAGAAAGTTATAATGCTTATCAGAAACTTGATGAAAAGGAACTGTTCAACGAGCAAACAAAAGTGATTAACTGGATCAACAAAACTATTGGTCAAGATGCATTCGATACGTTTGTTCCAAACTACAAGACACTTGCCACAATCTCACAGATTTTTGGTGGGGATACAGACGTAAAACAAAAAGTTCTTCTTGAGAGAAAGCTGATCGGTACGTTGGTCGAGCGTCCAACTCAACAAAAGAAGTCAGAGATGCAACCTATTGATAACTTGGTC